TGCCGTAAGACGCTGTGGCCTCTGGAAATTCGATTGCAGAAGAGTTGGATGCGTTGTTGCCAGACACAGTGAAAGTCACGGACTGACGGGCATATGCTGTTCCAGAGGTTGATACTTCGGTTCCCAGAGCGGAATCTGTGGGATCAGTTGTGCAAAGCGCCACGTACCATGAGGTTGGGCGAGTAACGCTATCGGTGGTTAAAAGATACTTGAGAGTGTGGGTCTCAAAACTATCAGAAAGTGACATGAGATTCTCCTCAGATTGTCATTGAAAATGAGGAGACCCTAACACTGTCTCCTACGACTAGGTTTGCGTTGGAGAGAACGAGGTCACCGCCGCCGTTCAATCCACTTACGGTACCAGAGAAAATCTCTTGGCCCTCTTTGTTAAACACCTTGAAAAGGGAAGCGGTCCCGGCATTCACAGTATTGTCGCTCGTTACTGCGTTTGCCAGAACCGTCCCATTATCAGCCGACCCAAAGGCCGGATTTGATAGGGGCAATGTAGCTAACTCGGTATTGGAATTATCCAATATTTGCACAGAACCTGCTGAACCCGTACCGCCGTCAATAAGATCGACTATACCGTCCAGCGCAGCATTCTTAGCGGCTGTGGTGAGTGTAATTGCCATTGCCCGTATCTATATTAAGCCAAGTTGTAGTTGGCTGTCATAAGTGCTTCCGGGCGAAGGATCTTGCGCCCATATAATTGCATACCCCGGACCACATCCGCAAATGTGTCTGGTGAACGGAATGTCTCCGTTTTTGCAATCTGGTCAGCTACTGCTACCGCACTGTCGTGACCCGCAACCATCACACCAAAGTTGGTTTCAGAACCCGCTGACGCAGACGTTCCGGGACCTGTGCCGAGGTATGGAAGGTTGTTAGAAGTATATACCCGCATATTACGGATCTTCTGTGGCAATTGACCATTACGGATTTCTGATGATCCACCGTAATCAGAATTTACCAGTTTAGAGTCTTCGTCCATCAGGACTTCGACAAAGACACTGTCTACAACGACCCAGCGCCCGTCAGTTGGGACGTTTGCTTGGTCCATAAGACGGTTCATACGGTTGAGGATTGCCAACGGAGAAGTAATACCGCCTGCTCCACCGCCTGCAGCGATTGGAATAGAGGTCACTTCTGATGTGCCGCCTAGATCTGATCCACCGAAGTCGGTGATATCGAGCTTGTTAGCAGCCAGCAATTCGTCGTTACCAGCGTTTGAATCGGCTTTAGTGCCGTTTACATCGCCAGACGCTGAACGCCGTGCCCATGCGCTTGGTGTTTTCCAACCAGCAAGGTAGCCCAGTACTTCGGCGTCAAATGCGTCCCGCAAATCATATCCTGCACGGTCCGCTGCGAGGTCCATGAAATTAATATGTGAGTGGGCTTGTTCAATATCCGCCAAAGTAAATTGGAAGTAATTTGCCTTGTCTACGACCATTGTGAAGTCGTTGTCGGTCAGATCTTGGGTTGCCAATGTGGTGCCACGTTCCAACGTATTGATGGTGATTGTGGGCTCCTTGATTATGCGGACAGAGTCACCCATCTGGCTGATCTCGCCGCTGTAATCCGTATTGGTTACCGCTTCAGCCACAGAACTTTTTCTAAAAGCAATCTGGGCCTTCTTGGAGTAAATAACGGGCGAAAAGTTGCCCGAATTAAGGTTGGTATAGCCGGAGGCTTTTGCGAATGCCATTTCATTTGTCTCCTGTGAATTGGCAGGGCTTTAGGGCCCGTGTCGATCCGAAGAGGACATTTCAGTGGCAGTACTGGTACTGGGGGTGCGTATATATACACGTATATACGGGCCCCATAGTACTGGTGGACTTACAGTCTTAATTCTTCTGGAAAATAAGGTTACAAGGGTGGACTATTAAGTGGCCTTGTTCCCTTTTGTTATATCACTGTTTAGGTGAAAAAGCAAGTGCTAACGTGCAGCGCCAGTGATGTCGTAACTAAAATTACCGCTGCGGATAGCTTCTTGTATTGCTTCTTGGTTCTTCTCGAACTCCTTATCGGTCATTTGCTCGATTTGGCTTTCGGAGAATGAGGCTCGTTGGCGGCCTGTGGGCGCTGGGCCCGTGGATCTACCAACAGACTGGGCGGCTGAGTTGGACCGTTTAGTCTTTGTCCCAGTATCAGCTTTGTAGAGATCGATGGCCCGAGCTGCACTACGGGCATCGCTGGTATTTTTGTATAATGCATCTTGGATATTCTGCGGCTGGAGAGCAACCCAATCATGGAAGTCTTGGCTGGCTCGGATCTGGACAAAGTCTGGATGAAGCTGTAACAAGACCTGCTCGGCTTCTTTGCGGGTGATCTTACTCTCTAGGTCACGCAGCCCCGCCATTTGTTTTTTGCCTTCTTCTAAGGCTTCATTGGCCCTCTTTCGTGCGATTGTATCCACAATCTTTGCGACGTCGGGATAACGATTAGACCATGCTTCGATCTCTTCGTCTGTCTTAGGGAACCTAATCTGGGCCTTTGAGGCTTGCTCAAGCTGCGCCCGTAGCTGCGCTACTTCCTGTTCTTTCTGAGACAGCATCTGCTGTGAGTGCCGACGTAGATCACCATACCGTTTTTTGTATGTAGCATCCTCGGCGTCTACTGCGGGGGCAGTGCCGTCTTCTTGTTGTTGTTGTAACAGCTCTTGGCTGTAGGAGAGGCCATTATCCTCTTCCTCTACTCGTTGATATTTTGCCATGATTTCCTCGTGTGGGGGCCACAAAGTAGCCACTCAATAGAGTGGGGTTTGCGGGTAGCCCGTGCCGCAAATTAAATGATGAAGGCAATCTTCTGTCGTTGGACCATGCCGGGCATCATTAATTCTTCTTCTTCGGGAAATATCTCGTCTGTCTCGCCATCCTCTTCGACGATTACTCCGGGCCTCTCAATTTCTTGTGCTTCGGGTGCCTCTTCGGCTTCTTCTTCGATGGGATCACTCTCATCCGAAACTTCGGAGTCCTCAGTGCCTTCGCTATCGGATTCTTCTTCCGCATATTGAATTAACCCATCCATCTCCATTGCCATCAGCCCTGCCTCGGCTTCGGCTTGCATCTCCATGATGTGTGCTAATCCGTGCCACTTCACGACGTGCGCTGGGAGTACATATTCGCCTTCAGAGATCATGGCAGATATGTCGTCCCGGACATTCTCTGCCGATGACCCGAGCGGTATAGGATTGCCAGACACTGGGTCCGACATCAGACCCTCGTCGCTGCCACACGCCATACCACCGTGATACATTTCTAATACTTCGTCTTTTTGAACCGCTTCAGCTTTAGCTTGCTCGTAGTTATCTACCGTGCCGTCTTTATTTTCGTCTGCTTTTTCACGATCCATCGTAAAACCTTTCTCAGCCATCTCGAGGCCTGCTTGCGTGGTGATGCCTTTACGAGCGTCTGCCTTGCTTATTGTCATTAGATACCGTCCTCGTTGGACATCAGGCCTGCAGCGCCTATGCCCGTAGCTCCGCCAAAAAGAGACATGACGGGGATCTCTCGGGATAGTAATTTTCTGAATACGGTTTCTTTATCCATGCCTGTGGCTTGTGCAGTGACGTCAATACGTTCGTCCAACAAACGGGCCACTGATTTTAATTCTGAAGCCAAGCCTGTGCTATCGCCGGAACCAAACCAACCCATCGCTTGAGCCTCTGCCGGGGATACGCCTAATATATCCGCCGCCTTAACGTAGATATCTGAGAATACAGCGTACTCTGTTTGCATTGAGACTTTATTAAATGTCTGCTTGCCTAGTGTATCCTCTACCATTGTGGCAGGATCAAACGAGCTAGGGTCGGCGGCGTAGGTGTCCCTAAAATCTTTCTTTATGTAATCGAGTGGAATACTACCCGGCTCGATTTCATTCATCGCATCCAAGGCCCCACGGATAGCATGAGTATCTACAGTTACGCCTTGAAGATTGCCGTAGACGTTCTCTGCAAAGGTGTAGGGCTTGGTATTCGTGTCAGGGTTAATACCTTCACCCTTTTGTACTGCGTCTAAGAGCTTCTTATGTATGCCTTCACTGACGTTAGGCTTACCACTTTCCCCAATCTCGCCCTTCAACCCAATCATCATTGGGTAGCCTTTTTCATTTATACCTTCACCGCCGGGGCCCACCACATCCCGCATATCCAAACCCAGTTGGCGCTTCGCCATAGCTAGTGTGGCGTTACGAATATTTTGAGCAGTTTCGGTGCGGGGGCTGGTGGCAGCATAGGCGTCGGCAAACTCTCGTAGCCAATCATACACTTGCTCTTTTGAGTAGCCCATATTTAAGGCTTTTTCTACAATCGGCCCGGTATGGTAAAAATATTGGGCTTCTGTACCCAGCCACGGTTTCATCCGCTCGGCGAGGCGTTCAGCTATTTTGTCTGATTTCTCTTGTACCGCCCGACCTCTATCATTTTTAGGTAGCGGCCTATTTGAACCTTCTGGGGGTCGAGGTACATATATTTCTTTTTGCTCTGGCAGAGTTCGCTCGTAGCTTTCATTGCTTAAATCAAATAACGGAGCAGATCCGCTGGGTTTTATACGCTCACTCGGCTCTAGCTTCATCTGCTCGGCTCGTAGACCTAGTATGTCGGCCATTTGAGCATCCGTGGGAGAAGGATTAAGCATCTCCTCGTATTTATTTGGGTAATACCGTTTTAATTCTTGTTGAGCGGCCCCAGTTAAATCTTCTAAGCTAAGATTGTCTCTATCAATAAGCTCGGGTAATGAGGGTAAATCCTCCCCCCCTAATTCTAGTGCTTTAGCTTTTGCTTCTTCCGGGCTTAAAAACTTATTAATCTTTACCGAACCATGAATAAGCCACGGTTTGTCTTGTTGTGGGTTTGTTCTAAATTCATAGCTGCCGCCTACAGGTATTCTCTCGGGTATATCCCTTGAATCCCTTAAATCCGCTTCTTTCTGCCACGGTACATCATCAGGTATTTCAACTTCAGCCCAAACTTGATTAGCTTTTCGATAATTTACCTTTTTAGCATCTCGGGTAGCCTTGCCGCCGATGTGTACTGAAACGGGTTCTGTAGTAGAGTGAAAGCCCCCTCTAGGTGCTACGCCGCCAGATAGTGTGGCTTTAATTTGTCCCGGATTTTTGGGATCTTCATCCCCCATCCGAGCATCATACCACTGGCCTTCTTCAAAATGATCTTGTTTATTAACGAATAAAGACCGTCCCTTCATCGGCGGTCCATTATATCCCGGCTTTGCCCAATCCGGGCTAAAGTTTGGCCCTGTGCCGGGGACCGCTTCATACATACGATACGCCGTGCGTGTCTTTTTAGGGGGAGTGCCCGGAACCACGTCGTTCAGTGCTTCCTGAACATCTAAATTGAGATAATCTAAGGCTTCGTCTGATAATTCAGTCTCTTGTAAATTCTGCTTGTTAAATTTTACGTTGCCGAAATTCATACCTACAGTGGAGGGATCATATTCAATTGAACCTACTGCCTCGGCTAAATTCTTAATGCCCTTGCCTGCTAATTTTGCCGCTACACCCGTCAGTGGCAGCGCTTCGGCTATGGTCAGTGCACCCTCGGCCCCTGCCAATGCCATACCTACTTTATCGTCTGCATTCTGCGCCCGGCGGAAGTCCCGCTTGGCTTCCTGACCGCCATATATCAAACCTGCTGGGGTTAGATCCACTAGACCTAGCCCCATACCACCGTCTGTGGGGTTCTCTACGCCTAAGAACCTCTCGGCAGTACGGTTTGCATACTGTTGATCAAATCCTAATGTATCCCGAAGGAAGTCAGACAAAGTGTTCCGGGATCTCTCTCGCAACGTAGGGTTATATACGTCTACTGCCGTACCTCGGGCGTCTTGAGGAGCCTCAGACCCGTCTAATGGGCTATAGTAGTTTTCATCCAACAGCGCTGGGTTAAACTGGTTCTCCGAGCGATACCGGGCGTACTCCTCGGCCTCTTCTTCAGTATCAAACGTCGGTAATTTATCATTGGTATATGGGTCAATAGGGCCATACTCTCGATAAAAGGCTCTCAACGTCTCTTCGTCGTAGGCATCACCTGTCGTGGGGTCAATTGTCGGCGAGGCCATGTAGCTCACGCCAATCGGCATTGTCTCAGTACGCTCAGAGTATTGTTCACCTGTCTCGTCGTCAGTGAACACTGGCTTATTAAATACCGTAACCCCTGTATATTCTAAGGGGCTGCGTTGTTCCGCCAGATAGCGATTATAGACTTCCTCAGAGAACCCGGCGGCCTCTAAATCGTCTGTGGTGGGGACCATCCCCATCGCCTCAAAGGTTTCGAGATATTCCGCTAATTCTTCCACTAATTAGCCCCTTTAATTACTTCTTCCCGCAGCGTGGCGAAGCGTCTTAACTCCGCAATAGCACCTTGGATTTCTAAAACCCGGGAGTGTTCTTTTGTCTTTTCGAGCTGGTCCCGCAGGATGTGAATACGTTGATCCACATACCTCTGCATCAGACTAAGCGTTTGGCGGTCATTCACGAGGAGCAGGAGCGACCTGTAGAACTCTTTATCCATTCGCCTTACTTTTTAAATTTTGCATTACTTTATTGCATCATGCCTTGCTGTGGTGCGGCGGGTTGCGCCGGGACGCCCCCGTTATCTCCACCCCCAGCGCCCGTAAATCCGGCTGCGCCGGGCTCGGGAGCTGCTCCGGGTGCTATATTACCCCCGCCTGTCTGCGTGGGATCACTGGGAGACGGGACGGCCCCTTCAAGGGGCTGTGACGGGGCGGGTTGTTGAGGCATCATAGCCTGTATCTCCGCCATCATTTTTTGCTGGATAATAGCTTCACGCTGGTCATTCAGGATCTTGTCTTCATCGAGATCCATAGACGCTGCCAGCTCACGCAACACGTAATCGTATTTCACAAACGGAGCCATTGCGGGGTTCTGCGTCATCTGCATGAACTGCAGCAGTCATTGGCTGCGGATCTCATTGCGCATCAGGCTTTCGGTGCCTCGTGCCTTTACTTCGAGGTCGCCAATAAAGTCTTCGTCGAAGTTAAACTGCATGTTAAAGCTAAACAAAGCCTTGCCTAACGGAGATAGTAAGTAATCATCGATGTTACGTACCACCGCCTTAATGTTCTGGGCGCTGGCTCCGAGCATCATGCTCATGCCGGACGCCGTCCGCCCAATACCCCCGACGGCCCCCGAGCCGTGGCTGTACGACGGTATTCCTGTAGCCTCGTCGGCTAGTTGTCGTGATTTATCAAACAGGTAAAGCAGTTCCTGAGACACGTTGGGAAACTTAGTGCCAAATATAGCCTGACCCGGGGCTCCGGCTTGTCTGCGGAACACCTTACCCGGATATACTTCCATATCCTGTCCCGGCACCAGATTAGTCTCGTCTACCTCAATTAACAGGTTGCCACTCAAGGCCGCATTGTCCACCGCCAACCTAACAAATCCGTTCATTAGGAGCTGGGTGTCTTCCATGTTCTCTGCCACGCCAATGCCAAAGAAGCTGTATGGGTTTAGCTCATAGGGTACTGAGTGGTATGGAATACGCATTGGGGTAAATGGATTTAGAACCAGCCGCAGGATTTGACCATTACAAATCCATGCATTGATCTGTACTTGGTCCATATCTGCCAAGTCTTCCGGCAGATCCATGTCCGCTTCTTCTGCCAGCTCGGCGTCTAGGATACCCCAGTACTCCAGTACTTCAAAACGCTCCAGCTCGCCACTGCCTGCATTATCTTCGAGTGTGTCTTCCCAATACTGGCGGAGATAGGAGGGGCCGTATGATAGCGCTAATTCAATACTT